GCCAGATGTAACTAAACGAGCTCCTTTTGGACGAATATCTGAAAAGTCAAATATGAAAGTTGATCCGCCTTCGAAATAAGATTTAACAACTGCTTTAACTGCATCTGCCCAACCTTCAATTGAATCTGCAATCAAGAATCTACGTGTCTTTTTAGGATTAGGTTTGCGAATTTCAGGTAATTTTTCAACATGATGTGATTGAACTGAATATCCTACACCCGTTCCACCTAATAGCAAAAACATTGCTTCACCAAATGCTCGGTAATCATCGATTGGAAGATATGCACAATTGTAAATACGGTTTGGAGAGATTTCAATTGGTTTACCGCCAAATTGTAAACTACGCATTGAAGGTAGTATCTTTTTATTGTAAACAAACTGATATGCAGATTCAATTTCATCCTGTAACTGTGGATACTTTTTAATGTGCATCAATTTGTTTCTTGTAACTAATTCATCCCATGTTTCTCGACGGTTGAGTTCTGGAATATATTTTGCATACTTCATGTATACTGTAATTTCACTTAAAATTTTGTTTGAAATCTCCATTGCATAAATCCTTTTAATGTTGTTAACTTAATTTGTTTTTAGATAAAAAAAGGCCGGAGTATTTCGTCCGTGCCTAATTTCATATAAATATGTTTTCACCCAAGTTGTCCACCCAAGTCTTTGAACTTTTGTGCCAAACTTTTTTTGATGAGATTTTCACCAGTTTTCATTGTTTGAGTTGTTTGTTTACCTTGCGTAGTATCAGGTTCAAAGAATTGAAATTGTCCGTTGTTTGTATTGATCTTGCTTGGCAATGTTATGCCATCTGGACCAAAACGATTCTTAATAACATGGCCTCGACCTGTTCCTGACATCTTGTCTTCTACTTTTCGGGACAATGACATCAAGAAATCTGCAACCATCACTTTACCGTATGATGATGCAATCTTGTCAGCTTCGATAACATCTTCTTCCAATGCCGACCTACCTGCTTGTGAAGCTGTCCAGACAGGAATACCATACTCTCCTGCCATTCCCCGTAATTCTTCATATAATTCTTCAAGAGCTTCATGTTTATCCTTTTTCATGTTTATTTTGAGCAAGTCACCATAATCTACTATGATCAAGCTTGGTGTTTTGCCGAGCATAATCGTTTTTTCTAAATGTGCCTTAAGACCCATTATGCCAACTGACTTGGTTGGAAAATATTTCACCACTAAATCACCTTTAAGATTCTGCATACGTTCTTCTACAGTGTCTTGGTGGTTCTTTAATGTCTGTGCATTGATACCGGTTAAAACGGAGTCATAGCGCTGGCCTACGTAATTTTCATTGAGTTCTAGGGTGTAATGTACAACGGTATGGCCTGCTTTTACGGCATTAGCTCCAATGTTGATAAGCATCCATGAATTATGTGATACGATACCATTACTATAGTAACAATGAACTGAATCAACTGATAAATCATATAATATTTGACTTGGTTTCTTTTTGATTGATTTTAATGCAGTTACACCAGTTTCTGTTTCAATAATATCATATTCAGTTAAATCTTTAACTCTAGTCCAACCATTTTGTGTTTTAACAAGATGAGATGGAGAACAATGCAATGTTTTATTGTTTTTGAAGTAACATGTTACTGATTCTTGTTTTTCAGTTCTCATCAATGTTTTGATTTCTTTATATCCATATGGAGTATTGATGAAAATTTCAGAAATTGGTTCTTTTGCAACTAATTCAGATTCCGGGACATCCATCCAATTAAATAACTCTTTAACTTTAACTGTTTTTTCTACAGTTCGTCTTAATTTAACACTCATATAATTGTTTTATATCATTAATAACTGCATATTTATCGTGTTTCCAATCTATCTCCCATATCACAAATACTTGATATCCTAGTTGTGTTAAGTATTCAGTTCGATTAGCATCCTTTTTCCGTATGTCTTCAGCTAATACATCTCCATTAGGAAACTTCAATACGTCTTCTGCTTTATATCTTCTAGGATCAGCGTGCCAATATGTCCCATTAAATTCAATTATCAACATATCAACAATCATATCTACTACATATGGCCCGAATATGATATTTGATTGCAATCCTGGTAATATTGATTTAAGTTCGTTAAAACATTCGATTTCAATTTTACTAATACCTACTGTTGTCTGTTCGCCAAAATGTGCTATACGTTTATCAATTCCAGTTTTTCTAATATAGTTTGAAACTGATTCGCCTATCTTACGTTTTGATTCTGCAGAATGCCGTTTACCTGAAAATTTTAATGATCTTGCAGATCTCGAAGCTTGTATTTCTGAAATTTTACTTATAGCATCATTCTCAGTATAACCGTGTTTATTCATCCAATATTCATTACACAAAATCATTTCAGTTTTCAAATATTTACGTTTTGCATTGTTTTGTTTTTGAATTTCAGATATTTTATGTTTAGCTTCATCTTCTGTAAATCCTTTATCAGTCCAATATTTTACTGTAAATGTTGATTTAGTGTTGCGGCTCTTAACTGTTTCTGAATTTACGATTTGCATTTTACACTCACCATATATTTGTTTATACTGGCTAGCACTCATATTATGAGTATATCGCAAATGTTGATGTAATTGTTTACCTTCAAAATTACATATATTACATGTTAACATTATCATTCCTCCTATATATATAAATATCATATAAAAAACTTTTTTTTATATAGACTTCCCGATAACTTTAACATCACCTTTATTATGTAAAATGAATTCAATTTCCCAACCATATAACACAGTTTCGCCTCCGACATTAAATTTTTCCCAGGGTGCTACCCAAATAACAATATCATTTCCTGTGATACTGCTAGTAAGTTGTAATCCAATTTCGTCATACATTATATCAACGGTTGTATTTGGTCCTACGCATTTTCCTATTCCTGCAGGAGCCATAACTACTCCTAATTCGCCCGGGGCTAATCCGCCATCCATTAAATCATCAATAACATCCCACCCCGTAGTAATTGTATGTCGTGATGCTTCTGCATATCGTGCTGCAATGTTCAATTTGTATTCTAATCCAATATTAGTATCAGCACCAGCTTTCATAGCACCATCAATCTTGGTTTTGATTTCATCATAGTTCCCCATTTTAAGAAGTCCTACTGAATCCATGATAGCTCGTTTGATTTCTTGATTCTTACAAAACCGCAGAATTTCATCTTTAACAAAAGAAAGGTCATCGGATTCCATGAATCGGAATACTTCTTTAAGTTGTTCTAGTATTGCAGTTTTTAGAATATCATTATCAATCTCCGTTACTTTAACTTTGAGTACATCTTTTGAAGGAGGTGTTTTATATTCTCGGAAGTGTGATATTATGATTTCCAACAACCAACTATTTGCATCTGATTCAAAATAATCTGGTTGAATGATATCGGCAATTTGCTGTAAAAATGATCGGTCGGTAAACATGGCTGCTAAGACCTTTACTTGAAAGCCGTAGCCATATTCACTTAGTTTATCTGTCATACTTTATATATAATAAAACTTGTTGAATATTCAAATCAATTGTGTGTTTGTTTTGCAAATGCATTCAATGATAACCATGTATTAGTTAACCAATCTGGTAGATTCTTCATGATGGCCCACATCTTATCTTCATAGAATAATCTTTGAAATTCTGCTCGATTCAATTCTGGAATAGGCTGTTCCATTATGCCTCGAATCTTTGATGCGGTATGTGCTGGTATGTCTAACAGCTTGATGTTCATTAATTGATAATTCTGTTCTATGATATGAGATGCATCTAATATCTTTTGATATGATTTAGATTCTGTTAAACGCGTTTTACATTTCTCAAACAATGCGTCTGTTGTGAATTCTGCAGCATCTCCCAGCTCCGGAGCTAATTTCAATATGGTTTTAGGACCTATTCCATTAACACCTGGTATATTATCTGAAGCATCACCTGTAAATGATCTATATATAACCATGTTTGCAGGATGAACTCCAAATTCATCTAGAACTGCTTGAGTGTCATACATTTTCTTTTTGATTGGAGACCAAACTTGGATTCGATCATCTACCAATTGATAAAAATCTCGATCCGTTGAAACTATGGTTATCTTTTTGCACTCCGTTTCATACATTTGAGCAATATAGGCAATTGCATCATCTGCTTCAATT